GGTCTGGGGGAGAGGCGCTTCTCTTAGAGAAGCGGCCTCTCCCCCAGAAATCTCTCACAAATTACTCCTTAATCATGCTTTCTTCCCAGCAGGAGTAGGGCTTGACGCCGAGGAGGGTCGCAACGGTGGGGGCCACGTTAGCCAGACCGAAGTGACCGTCCTTCAGCTCATGCTTCGCATCCTTGTCGTAGATGATGAAGGGAACGGGGTTCAGGCTGTGTGCGGTGCGCACGGCAATGTTGCCCTTCTTGTCCTTCTCCAGCATCTGATCCGCGTTGCCGTGGTCGGCGGTAATCACCAGAATGCAGCCGTACTGATCGGCGGCCTTCTTCAAACGCGCCAAGCACAGATCAACGCTCTCCACGGCGATCTCCGTCGCCAGCAGATTGCCGGTATGACCGACCATGTCGCCGTTGGGATAGTTGCAGCGAATGAAGCCATACTTGCCGCTCGCCATTGCGTCGATCACCAGATCGGTGATCTCGGTGGCCTTCATCCATGGGCACTCGTCAAAGGAGCGAACGTCGGAGGGCACCTCCTGCCAAGTTTCCAGCTCCTCGGAGAACTTTTCGGAACGGTTGCCATTCCAGAAATAGGTCACGTGGCCGTACTTCTGGGTCTCGGAGCAGGCATACTCGTTGATGCCGTTCTCCACCATCAGCTCGGTCAGCGTGTGACGAATCTCCGGCGGATTCACCAAGAAGCTCTTGGGAATGCACAGGTCGCCGTCGTATTGCAGCATACCCGCATACTTCACCTGCGGACGAACGCCGCGGTCGAAGTAGGGGAACTCGTCATCATCAAAGGCCATGGAGATTTCCAGCGCACGGTCGCCGCGGAAGTTGAACAGGATCACGCTGTCGCCATCCTGAATCTTGCCCACGGGGGTACCGTTTTCCGCGATCACGAAGGGCGGCAGATCCTGGTCGATGACAGACAGCTCCTGACGGAACGCCTCAACGGCCTCCTTCGCGGTGGCAAACTGGCGGCCCACACCATGCACATGGGTGTTCCAGCCCAGCTCCACCATGCCCCAGTTGGCCTGATAACGGTCCATGGTGATCTTCATGCGTCCGCCGCCGGAAGCGATACGGCCGTCAAACTCCGCGTCGTTCAGCTTTACCAGCTCGTCTTCCAGCTGCTGTACATATTCCAGCGCAGAGGTGGCGGGCACGTCGCGGCCGTCCAGCAGGATATGGCAGCGCACATGATGAATGCCTTCCTTCTTGGCCTCCTCCAGCATGGCCAGCAGGTGAGAAATATTGCTGTGGACATTGCCGTCGGACAACAGGCCGAGGAAGTGCAGGGTGGAATTCTTGTCCTTTACATTGGTCAGCAGGTCTTTCCACGCGGCGGATTCGTAAATTTTGCCGCTCTGAATGGACTCGTTGACCAGCTTCGCGCCCTGAGAATAAATCTGGCCGCAGCCGAGGGCATTGTGGCCCACTTCGCTGTTGCCCATATCGTCGTCGGAGGGCAGACCCACCGCCGTGCCATGCGCCTTGATGGTGGTGTGCGGGCAGGTGGCCTTCAGCTCATCCAGAACGGGAGTGGTGGCCTTTTGAACCATGTTGCCCAGCTCAGTCGGGGTTTCGCCCACGCCATCCATGACTACCAGAACCACGGGCTTTTTCATGTGATTTCCTCCTAATGTATTTTCGGCGAAGCTCGCCGGGATAATGCTTGACAGGCGCTTTCACGCCACCATTGAGCATAGGACAAACGGGCCGGATTGTCAAGCCGTAAGCGCGGGAATTGGTACATTTTTGAAAAAAGATTGACGATTATTCACATATATTTCGCGTATTTCTGCGCAAAATGACAGAATATATATAAACTCACCAAAAACCCTTGACATTTTGCGGGGGGGGTACAATAAAATCACCAAATCACAAGGAGGCATTCATATACGAACCATTCTCGGCACAGACAAGAAAACCATCACGGTTCCTTAAAACTATACCGACAAGCTGGCGGCAAGCTAAGGGCGATGTACTACTTTTGTACAGCCGACCACGCAAGTTACATTGGCGGCGTGGCCTTGCCCGAGGATATATTGTGGACGTAGCCGCGGCTGTGCCCGAGGTCATAACTCATCTTGTATTCTGAAACGCCCTTGCGAAGGCGAAGCTGGGTAATCCTGTCCCTCACAAACTGCTCATCCATCTTCATCACCTCTTGGTATCATCATAGCGGTTTTGAGACGATGATTAGGCAGGAATTCCTTGCTATAAATCTTAAAACAGCTACGAGTATATGCCATAATTTCGGTAGCGACATTTATTACAGGATTTTTGAGCAAGAGCGAGGTGGTAAGGAGCTGTCAAAAAGGAAATCGACTTTTGTTTGAAAGCAAATGCGTGGTTGAAAGGGGATGAACATTTACGGCAGGGAAAACAGATGCGAAAGAAGGCGGCATATACTTCTACAACGAAAGAACCAAGACGCTACATATCCGCGGCTGCTGCAAATACAGCCAAGGCAATTTTAGTCAGGATATTCAGTACTTTGATACTGAAAATGAAGTACTTGCTCACGCAGGGCTTTCCTTCAGATGGTGTAAAGAATGCGTCAAGTGGCGAGAAGAAATAATCCACAAAGTAATTAGTGAACAGGAGGAACAGAAAAAATGAAGAAGATAATCGGTATGATATTGATGGTTGTGATATTGTTCAGTACGACAATTCTTGTATTGCCATCCAGAGCAGCGATTGCTGAAAACGAGATTAATCTGCCGAACGGTTTACAATTTGGAATGTCATTATCAGAAGCCACAGCAGTTTCAGGTTATCGTCAGGATAGTAACTCATCAACTCATGATGCCCTAATGACAGCAATGGGGTTTGATTGTGATTATCTTTATGGTTTTGCAACAATCGGTGGATACGCAGCAAGTATAGAAATATACTTTGAAAACGATTACTTGCGTCAGATTCGATACAATCTTGGTCAGATTCGATACAATCTTGGTCAGATTCCATACAATCTTGGTGAAGCTATGGACAGTTCAAGTGTTTCTGATATAAGTTCAATTATTTCTGATATAAATGAAGAGCTTGAAGCAAGTTGGATCAGTGTAGGTGATGCACTTAAAGGAAAATATGGCCAGCCTCAAGAGTCTTCCCATCGATTCAAAAATTCATCGGTTATGTATTCCTCTGGTAGTGGGAAGTATAAGAGAAAGGGATGGGATTATATCAAAAGTGGAGAAGAATTTGTTGTAAATGTCAATGGTGGCAGCGTGTATATTGACAACAATATTGTCAATGGGTCAGATACAGCAGATACTGGATCTCTTTATGATTTTCTCGATACAAATTATTATCAAAATCACTATCTCACATATACTTTTTATGATTTTCAGGTCGACAGCAATACAGAAAAGAGCAATTCTGTTGACTTCTAATAAAAATGGAGTGTTTAAAAGTGATTTAGGCACCTGAAAAAGGAATCCCTACAAAGTCTATTTGAAAGATAAAAAGCCTCTGCTCCCAATAGGAAAGCAGGGGCTTTTCATCCTATTTTTTCCTTTTAACCTTCATGAAAAATTCTTCCGCGCTTGATATGTCCTGCCGAAACTGCTATACTATAAGCGTGGGGAGGCGATGGAAATGCCAGAATTGAGCCGCTTTGCGGGCATCATTATCAAGATGCTTTTTAACGATACTGTGCAGCACAATAAGCCGCATGTTCATGTGTATTATGGAGAGTATCAGGCTTCCGTGGGCATAGACGGCGAACTGCTGGCAGGTTCCCTGCCTGTGAAGCAGTTGAAGATGGTTGTGGGCTGGCTGGCCCTGCACGAGGAAGAAGCCTATGCCGCGTGGAACAAGGCCGTTCGCGGCGAGAGCTTTGAGAAAATCAAACCCCTGAGCTAAGGAGGTTGCCTATGTATATTGCAAACGGAATTGCCTATGCCAACGCGAAAATGCAGGAGGCCTCCGTGAAGGCGGTCAAGCCGCTGGACGATATGATGATGATCGTCACCTTCGGTTCTGGTGAAAAGCGCCTGTATGACGCAACGCAGTTGCTCGCGTTTCCCGCGTTCCAGCCGTTGAAGGATGAGAAGGTTTTCAAAAACGCGAAGGTGGAATATGGCGTGGTGACATGGAACAACGGCGAAATTGACATTGCTCCCGAAACTATGTATGAAAACAGCTACGAATATCCAGAGATGCAGGTATTATAAGGCAAAGGGGCAGCGCACTCATTATGCGCTGCCCCAAAATCATACTTTGAGCCGTGGTGGATAATCACACTTTTTGCGCTGAAAGTGTGAGAATGGAAGTGTGAACGTCCACTTGATTCACACTTTTGCTCACACTTTTCCCTCAAAAGCACGCAAAAAGCGGGAACCGCCCTTTTTCAGGACAGTCCCCGCAAACCCTTGTGATTGCTTGCTTTTCTTACTTACCGAAGTAGCGCTTCAGCAGGCCCTCGAAGGCCTTGCCGTGACGGGCTTCGTGCGAGGTTCCAGCCCTTCGGGCCTCCACCTCGCGGGTGGTGCTTCGACGCTGAAAAGGCTTGATATTGTGGGGCTTTGAGCGGGCTTCAACGAACGGCGGCGAGGGTGACAGCGGCGCAAAACGCGAGGTTCTTTTCAAAAAGGCACCATAAAAATGCTGATTTGAGGAGGACAAGACAATGGCAAAACAGGCAGACACGGGCGTTTATCAGTTGAAGGATGGAAACTGGGGCTACCGATTCAAGGTTTTTGTAGATGGGAAAGCGATTTACAAGAAATGTAGCAGGGATGAAAACGGCAATCTATTTTTCAACAAACGCACAGCCATAGAAGCGAGAAAGCGCGCTATCAGGGAACAAAAGCAAACAGCGGGAAAGGGCGATTGTGTGTCTATCCCACCGAAAGAAAAGACCTATGCCGAGGTCTATAAGGAATACTGCGAAAATGGCAGAAAGGATAGAGCATACAATACACGCAAGAAGCAGGACAGTCTATGGGACAATCATATGAAAGTGCGGTTTGGCAAGCGAAAGTTGACTGCGGTTTCAGTGGGCGAAATTCAGGATTATCTAACCGTCTTATATTATGAAGATGGGTATTCGTATCTGTATGTCGAAAGTTTCCTGAAAATGTTCTATCTGATATTGGGACAGGCGTATTCCCGAGGATATATGGAAACGATGGACTACAACCGCTTTTGTGTCAACAGGGACACGAAAATTCATATGCCGAAAAAGAAAGTGGATGAAGATGAGGATATTCGCATTTTCACAAAGGACGAATTGGCGGTGATGGACGAATATTTTGTAGGCACCAACGTCGAAACAGCGTATTTGCTGGGGCGCTATTGTGGCTTGCGCATTAACGAATGTTTCGGCTTGAAGTGGGAACAGATAGACACAAAGCGCGGTATCATTCGCATAGAACAGCAGGAACAGTATCAGAATGGGCTTATCAAACTGGTTCCGCTAAAGACACGCAATGCCCGGCGCACAATTTATATGTGCGATAAGGTAAAGGCCCATTTTGAGCGATTGGAGGCGCAACGAAACGCATTCACGCCCGAGGATGAGCAAATCAGGCAGCAGAACCAGCGATTTATCATCGACACGAACGGTGAAAAGATTTCTTCCTTGGAATTGGTGAATACCCTGCCAAACGGGAAAATTCAGACGGTCAATTCGATGAAATACCATTCGCGGGTAATGAAACAAAAGTATGACATAGATTTCAAATATCATTTTCTGCGTCATACGTATGGAACCCATTTGGCAACACTCAACACGCCTACGCACATTTTGTGCCAGCAGATGGGACACGGAAAAATAGAAACGACAAAGAAATATTATATCGCCGTTTCACAAAACGGGGTGGAGGCACTTCTTGCGAACCTGAACAGAATGTAAAAAAGCCAAAATTGTATCTATCAATAAGGAAAACATACAAAATTGGCAGATGCTAAAGCAACGCCCCGCCTATCCTTTTCTGGATAAGCAGAGCTGATTTTATTTCTGCTCCATTGCTTTGACCTTGCGGTAGAAGGTGGCCTTGGTCAAGCCTGCTTGCTTCATCGCCTCTACCGCAGTTGTTTTGCCCTGCTTCCACGCCTCCACAATCGCGGTGAAGTTGTCGCAGGGCTTGATTTCAGGCCGTCCCATACGGCCCTCCTGCTTGGCAATGGCGATGCCCTCCGCCTGTCTGGAAAGGATTTGTTCGCGCTCAAACTGGGCGAGGCTGGCGAACACGGACAGCATAAACCGCCCTGCGGGGGTGGAGGTGTCGATTTGCTCCTTTTGAGACACGAACGCCACGCCCTTTTTGTTCAGCGCGTCGATGATGTTCAGCAGGTCGCGGGTATCGCGGGCGAGGCGGGAATAGCTTTCCACCTCCACCACGTCGCCCTCGCGCACATAATCCAACATCGCTTGGAGCTGTGGGCGGTTGGTGTCCTTGCCGCTGATTTTTTCCAAATAGATTTTGTCATACAGGGCCTTGTCCTGCTCTTGGCGGGCGGTGTTCTGTTCCTTGGCGCTGACGCGGATGTATTTAATGCGTGCCATTTCGTGTCCCTCCCCTTCACAGGTAGAGTGTATCATAAATGTATCAAAAAGTCAATACAAATTATGATACGTAACAAAATAAAGTTTTCAATATTGTGATACGCGCAAATGCGCGTTTTTCGACCGTCTCACAAGGTATAGTATTTGAGACGCACAGGGGCGGGTGTATTTCGGGAAAATCCAATTTTCGGTTTGTCGTTCCTCTTGGCGTGGGCAGCGTTCCCACTAAATGGGACGGCGATTTTGAAAGACGGTGGAGGACAAAAGCCGATAAGAGAAAATCCCTGCTTTTCATAGATGTATGAAGAAAACAAAAGGAGGTTCATTGCGATGAACGAAGAAAGATTGACCTGTATTTCGGTTCGCCTGACCGATGAAGAATACAAGAACATTCAGGCGCTGGCAAAGAAGGAATACACCACGATGTCGGGCATACTGCGCAAGCTGCTGCGGGATGCCGTGGAAGGGAGCAAAAGCTGATGGGACGCAAGAGGACATAGCTGAACATTCAGCGCGACTTGATGAATCGTTACGGCTATCTGATGGACGATTCGGGGCGGGCTTGGAATGAAAGCAAGCTGCGGCAGTTGGAGGCCGAGGCGCTGGAGGAAGCGAAGGAAGAATTGCGGCAGTCCGTGCGGGAGGAAATGTCAAGGGCCAACGTCGAAAACGCAAAGCAATTTGCGGGCGAAATGGGCAAGGTGTTCCGATCGCTGGGTCTGAAATGAAGATGGGGAGTGCTTCGCATTGCGAAGCCTCCCCTTTTTGCCAATTTTGTTGGTATTCCTTATAGAAACCAACATTTTCGGCGGTTATGCTTTTTCATCTGGGCTTTTGAGAATGACATAGCGTTTATCGCCCTTGCGGCCCTCCTTCACCGCATAGCCCGCGCTCAACAGGTTGCGATGAATAGTTGTCCATTTACACAAACGGCCCTGCGAGTTGCGAATGTTGAGGGTAGAACACAGCTGCGATTTATCGGCAGTAAACAACGGACGATTCAGAAAACCATCAGGAACCGAAATAGCGGAGGGGTCTTTGCTGGGCAGATAGAGGCGGGCAAGGTCGCTGTTCACACGTCCGCGCACCTGAACGCGAGTGTCGTTCTCATAGGAATGGACAATCATATAATCGACGTGAGATTTGATTTTCAGGCTGGTTTCGCTGCTGGCGTTGATGATAAGCAGGTTATATTCCTCGGGAATGGTGAAGGTGTTCAGAATGGCTTCCCGTGCGTCTAACTGCGCTTGGGTCATGGGGTGGTCGGTATTGCTGATGCTCCAAAAGGAAATAGTTTTGAAGCCCTTTTCGCGGGCTATGGCCTCCAGCTTTTTCATTTGCCGAATATGGGAGACAAAGCAAACTCCCTTTTCGTTGGGGTTCAGGATGGACAGCAGATATTCCAGATTGGTGTAACGAATGACCTCTTTTGTTTCAAACTGGCGAATGACGGTTTGGTCAATGGGCATTTCCGCAAAGGGCGCGTCGAAGCCACCCTTCACCTGCGCAGGTGTGGCAGTCAGCGCAACGACCGTCGTGTTCTCATTGCGCACGGCCATTTCCAGACCGAGACGGGCAATGCTACACAGATTCGGGGCCTTTTCGAAATACTGATACTTCATCAGGCTGTGAAGCTCGTCGCAAATGATGTATTCAAAATGCTGGTAGAAATCGGGGTTTTGTATCAACAAGGAACCGAATTTTGCATAGGTGATAATGACAATGCGCCTGTCAGTTTCATACACTTCATCGTCATCGAAGCGAATTTCTATGTCACAGTCCTGAACATCGCTCACCCAGCAGGAATAAATGGGCTTGGCGTTGTAGTTTTGAAGGATTTGCTGCTTGCCGTTGATGGTGTCAATCAGATAGACGATTTTGCGGTCTGGCTTTTCAACGGTGGAGGGAAGGGCTGTCAAGGCGAAATAGGTTTTTCCGCTTCCCGTGGGGGCCTTGATAATATTGAGCTTGTTCTTTTGTAGCAGGTTCATTTGAACCAATTCAGACAGATATTTTGTGCCTTTGATGGGAAACACCTCTTTGATATTCTCTTGTTCTTTCTTATGAATATATTATACCAAAATTTTAGATGAAAATCAAAGAATGCGCGGTTGTTCCAACTCATTTTGGATAAATACGCGGCAAAACACGCGGAAATGATGCGAATTGCTGCCGTTCTACCTGAAAATGACGCGAAACGCAGAAAAACGGTCTGAAACGACGCAGATTGATGACAATTCACGTCTTTTTCGTGTATTTCTACGCAAAATGGCAGAATATATATAAATTCACTAAAAACCCTTGACATTTTGCGGGGGGGGGTATACTAAAATCACCAAAGGACAAGGAGGTATAAAATGCGAATCATTCTCGACACGGACAAGAAAACCATCACTGTTCCTTGGAACTATTCTGACAAGCTGGAGGTGATGAACAAGACCATCCGCGAGGCAATGGGCGATGAGGCGAAAACGCTGGATTTCAAGAACTACATTGACGATTGCTGGAAGTATGCGATGGAACATTCCGACTCGCTGCTCAAGACAGGACAAAAGCCCACAAGAGCCGAAAAGAAGGGCTGATGAATGGCGACAAGAGTAACGCCTGAGGAAATTGTGCGGATACACCAGCTATACGCGAAATACGGTAATTTCGCGGCAGTTGCCCGCGAAGTGGGGCGAAGCGGCTCCACCGTCGCAAAGTATATCCGTATGAAGGGAACACCGACGATTGTGAAGCACACTTTTGAGGAAGTTGTGCGGGCGGTGTGAGGACAGAATGGACGATTAGGAAGCAGTAAGGAGATTTTGAAAATGAAAAAGATTGTTAGCTTGGTTCTGATGGTTGCTATGCTGATGACAGGTTTGGTTGCGGTAGCGGAAGGCACGACGGACGAATTTGATGTTTCCGTTGATGCGGCAAAGGTTAGCGAGCTGGGCATCCCAACGGTTTCATCCGTTGCCGAGTTGAAGAGCAAAGCGGATTCTCTTTGGGATGCGGGCGACTATCAGGCGGCAGCAGAGGCCTATTCGATTTACGCCAAAAATGCGAACTGGCTGGCCAATCTGATTGCCGCGGGGTGTGAGCCGTTTTATAGCGGAAGCAAGGATGAGCAGAGTAGTCTCTACAGTTACTACAAAAAGTTCAGCGACGGAGGATTCTATAGTATCATTTCCAATGGCGAAAGTAAGTCAAACAGTTACAAGAGCGAGAGAAACCGGGCTATGGCTTATGAGGCACTGTGCTATTACAAACTTGGCGATTATGTTACCGCCGTTCCGCTCCTGACCAAAGCTCTGGATTTGATCGAAATTGATGAGGTTGACTATTGGGAGCTTTGTACAAATGCCTTGTATGATATTGTCGGGCTCAAATAATGACATTGTTTCCCCGCCTCCCATCTCGGGCGGCGGGGGTTTCTACTTTCTACCGCCAAAATTGTATTCCTCTAGATAGTGTCTACATGAGATCAAGCCAAAACAGCCAGCCAAATAGCGATACACCTGATATGAACAGCAGAAAGGAACGATGACGTGTTTTTTGCATAGCGCGTTGCGATGCCTCTCCAGCGTTTTAACCACAGAAAAGCGTTCTCTACAAGATGCCTGATTTTGTAGAGGTAGCGGTCGTATTCGCGCTGTTCCTTACGGTTCTTCTTGGGCGGGATGACAACGTTTATTCCAGCTGAAAGCGCGAAAGCAATGATTTCCGATGTGTCATAGCCACGATCGGCCAGAAGATTTTGGGCGTCTATTCCCTCGATAAGGTGTATAGCCTCCTTGCAATCAGCTCGGGTGCCTTCTGTGATAATCGCTCTGACTGGCATACCAGACGAATCCACGGCAAGGTGAATCTTGGTGTTGAGCCCCCTTTTGTACGGCCCATATCCTGATTGCCGCCCTTTGCTCCGGCGGCGTGAGGATGAACCTTGCAATGGCTCGCATCGATCATAAGCCATTCATAATCCGGATCGTCTATCAATGCTTCGAGAATCTTCTCCCATATGCCTTTATCCCGCCATCGGCGAAACCGTTGATGAACGGATCCCCATTTTCCGTAGTCCGGCGGCAGATCACGCCATGGCGCTCCGGTGCGAAGAATCCAGAACACTCCGTTGATAAATCTGCGGTTGTCCTCCGCGATTCCGCCCCATTGTCCTCGCTGTCCCGGCAGCATTGGCTCTAAAATTGCCCACGCTTTGTCGCTGATATCATGCCGATGCTGTGATTTCTCCATGATGACACCCTCTTTGTTGTGATAGTGCCATTATATCACTTGACTCGTGTAGACGCAACCTAAAAAAGGGTAGACTTCCCCCTTGGTGCCAAAAAGCGATTTTTATAAATTTTGCTGCTGTCCAGGTATACCCGTAAGCATTCCAACCGAGACAAAACCATCCATTTGCCTCAGCTCCGACTCTTGGCGATGCTGCTCAACCGGCACGCCAAAGGTACCCGCGATATCCTCCGGGTAGTAACCCTTTCGAGGATTCACAGGCTGTTCTTCTTTGTTTTCTTCAACTACTGTCGTAGATTGATGATCAGCAGACTTCTTCTTACGCTCATGGAATACCTCGGCGGCCACAAGGTCGAACACGTAGAGGGCTTCACCCTCGAACTCAATCCGATATCCGAGGATTTTGTAGCGGCAGTCACCAGACCAGTCCATTTCCTTATAAAGCAACTCTGAAAACAGCCGACAGGACATTTTCCGACTTTTGCGCTTGTCCGGCTTTGCGACACACCAGCGTAAAGCATCCCTGTCATTTTCATTGCAGCCTTTGACCACAATCCGCTTTAATTCGCTGTTAAACATAATGTTGACATACACCACATCCTCCAGCCCTGCGATACAGGCTGTGTTGAATGTGATGCTGTCTTTCCTTATTATAATGGCCGGGTCCCGGAGATGGGCAAAAAGCTCCCGTCGTGCGACCTGATAGCCATCGTAATCAAAGGTCTGCTCAATCTCCGTTCTCCTCTGCTCCCGCTCCGACATCTGTTCCGCACTCAGTTGCAGCATCTGCTGATTCCTCAGTTCCGTCATCTGTTGATTTTCCAGTACCGTGCTCATCTGGTATAGGCCACCTTTCTATTATCGTTCGTGCTTCATATAAAAGTTCTTCAAGGTCTTCTGAAGTCAGTACGCTGTATTCTGCCAGTTCCTTTGCTGGTCGCAGAACATCCCAATCAGCCGCATAATGTCTCTGCTCCAGTAGATTAACCTCTGCGATGCTGGTAATCTGTCTTCCAAATGTGTTCTCCCATTCTGGAGGAAGAATGTAAATAGTCTGCTTAACCGTCCTCCCTGTGATTTCCGCTTCGTTATCGGATTCCGCATCTTTGGGTGGAAGGACAATGTTCTCTGTCTTTACCATTTCAGGCTCGTCCAGTTGAAACAGTATAACCTTTTGGTCATCTTTCTCGATAAAGTCACCCCGGAAACGATATTTCAAGTCCTTGTCCCAGTCCATAATGTCAAACAGCGTTTTCGCCAATCCACGGCACGACTTAGATAGAGCGCACCACCGCCCTTCGCGCAACCTTCCCCAGTGAATTGCATTTGGATTATTCTGATCACACGGGCGGACAGCAATACACCTGTTCACTGAATTCAGCAGCAGCTCTACATACTCCACATTCTCAAATTTCTTGAGACAGGACGTGTTAAAGCCCAGTTTTCCATCCGCTATTGTCATCGCAGGGTTTTTCATAGTAGCAAAATACTGAGACCGAACCACCTCATAGCCACGCATGTCTAATCCGACCTTATATTCTATCTGCTGTGTGTTCTCCAACTCGCTCATAACACTTTCAGGTGCCTTTTGATATTCATCCGTTGAGAATCCGGTCCAGTCCTTATCCAGCGGAACATAGCCGCGAAGAATTCCATTGTCGACAACACTTAGTACGGGCAGAGGTCTGGCTTTTTTTGCATAGGCACGAGATGCTCGAAGATAATTTGCCGCATCATATACAGTTCGAGATACTATGGCTTCATGATGATTTTTTCTTCTAAACTGCGTTCTTTCACCGTTGTTCTTTTTTGCCTTGTGTGTCAAAAAATTAGGGGTAAATGTTTTCCACGCCCTAATGTCACCACAGTGACGTTCATTTGCAACAATCTCGGCCAGTGTGCTTGCACTCCACTCAAAGCTTCCCTGCTTTGTCTTGCGCTTATAGGCTTTTAGCAACTCTGCAATTTCAGAAAAAGATACACCATTTAGGTAAAGATAGTAGATTGCTTTTACAGTTTCAGCTTCGTCATCGTTGACAATAAGGTCGCCTTCTTCGTCTCGGTCGTAGCCAAGTAGTTCTGGTGTTAAAAATAGTCCTTTTCTGAACCGGCGCTCAATCGACCAATTCATAATAACCGATTTTGAATGCGATTCTTCTTCAGCAACCGAGGCCAAAATCGTCAAAATCATTCGGCCATTATTATCCAGCGTATAGATGTTGTCTGCTTCAAACTGAACGCCTACAGGTGGTTCAAGATTTTTCAGGAGATCAATAACTGAAAGGCAATCGACGATGTTTCTTGCAAATCGAGCAATCGACTTGGTCAAGATTAAATCTATTTTTCCGGCTTTGCAGTCCTCAATCATCTGAAGCATGCCCTTTCGGTGCGTAATAGACGTTCCGCTTATACCTTCATCCGCATAGATTCCAACAAATTCCCATCCTGGGTGCCCTGTAATGTACTCAGTATAATAATTCTTTTGAAGTTCATAAGATGAGGTCTGTTCATCATTATCAGTTGAAACCCGAACATACGCCGCCACTCGGCGAATTCCTCCGCTCTCCGCAAAATCCACAATAGGCTTTGCTGGGATTATTTCGATTTCAGACACATCTGTGCCTTTATATTTATCACGAATTTTCTGTTTACGGTCTTGCCCACTGTTTTCTTTCACGGTTTCACCTTATTCCTTGAGCGTCCAGTACCACCGGCGCATTTTTCTATAGCTCTGTATTCCTAACACACGTTTTGTCTCTGCTATGGTTCTGCGGCTAATTCCTGCCTCTCCAAGCCTTTCATAGATTTCTTTTGATTCCATACACCTTTTACAAGATATTGCTTTAGAAGGGCGCAAGCCACTTCCGTTTTCGTCTTACATTCTATACCCTGCACTTCCTGTTTTTCTTCGCAGCTTTCAGATACTGAGTCCAGCCACTGAAATCCATAATCTTCTGTTATCGAGAAGCTGATTTTGGATTCATCTGGGCCTAAGCTGTTTTTTATTTGGTGGATGATACGAACATCCAGTTTTTCTGCATCTCGCTCGATTTGCAAGACACTCCTTGCCGCTGCTACAACATCAATGCTCCCAAGACTTCTATACAAGCCTTTTATGCCTTCCTTTTTATTAAGGTGCCCTATTAGCACAATGGCACATTCATAAGCAGTCGCCCACATTCCAAGGTGCTGCATCAATCGCCTAGCTTTTCCTGCAATCTGCAAATCAGAGTCGCTCGCAAGGCATGCTTGAATTGGGTCAATTACAACCAGTCTAGGCCGAAATGCAACAATCGCATCTCGGATACGTTCATCATCAAGTGTCAGCCCACTGTTAACTTCCTCATTGATGAATGCCACCTTGCTACAGTCTGCCCCCTGTTCTTCCAGCCGGGGCTTTATTGTATCTGCAACCCCATCTTCTGAGCACTGGTAGATAACCCTCTGCGGTTGCTCCAATGGCTTGCCATCAGGAAAAGCACCGCCCGTGGTTATTTCAGCAATCAGATTCATCATCATTGTTGACTTTCCGTCGCCAGGATCACCCTGTAGCAAGGTTATTTTTCCTATTGCAATGTACGGATACCAAAGCCAGTGGATCGGCGACGCTTCAACCTCGCTATACAGAGTCAAAAGTCCTTCTTGCACTCGTCCCCATCCCCCGTTCCTATATTGTGTGATTCCTAGAGTTCTTCAGCTTTATTATACATCTACACTGGTGAGTTGACTGTTACCCATGAGCTGCATACGAAAGCCCTTGACCTTCTTGCCGGTCGCAAGATAGACCACACATTCTATCCGGTGGTCTATGGACTGACCGATGAAGATGACTGGCATGATGAAGCCAACTGGTATAAAGCCAATCCCTCACTGGGACAGACCATCCAGATCCAGCGTGTCAGGGATGCGTTTCAGGAGGCACTGGATAATCCCGCAGAGGAGAATGTGTTCAAGCAGCTTCGTCTGAATATGTGGGTGTCCTCGCTGACCCGATTTATTCCGGAACACATCTATGACCTCGGCAACGAGCCAATCGATATGGAAGCCCTTAAAGGCCGTGACTGTTACGGTGGTCTGGACTTGTCCAGCACCGGAGATATCACAGCATTCGTGCTGATTTTCCCGCCCAGAACCTCGGACGAGAAATACATTCTTCTGCCGTTCTTCTGGATTCCGGAGGACACGATTCCTCAGCGGGTACGCAGGGCATCTGTGCCATACGATGTCTGGTACCAGCAAGGGTATCTGATGGCGACTGAGGGAAATGTTATTCACTACGGATTCATAGAGAAGATCGTTGAGGAACTTGGAAACACATACCACATTAGGGAAATCGCCTTTGACCGATGGGGAGCGGTGCAGATGACCCAGAACCTAGAGGGGATGGGATTCACGGTCGTGCCTTTCGGACAAGGGTTTAAGGATATGAGCCCGCCCACTAAGGAGTTCTATAAGCTCCTGATGGAAGGACGTATCGTTCACGGCGGCAACCCCATCACGGCATGGATGGCCGGCAATGTGGTCGTGGACACTGATCCGGCCGGCAATATTAAGCCTACCAAGGCAAAGTCGCCGGAGAAAATCGACGGTATCGTCGCTGCGATCATGGCACTGGACCGCTGCATCCGAAATGAAGGACAGCAGCAGGGAAGCATCTACGATGAACGTGACATGATCGTTTTTTGATATACAAATCATGGAGGACAAGACTATGAAGTATCTGATGAGTGCAGACTGGTGGCGTGCTGCAAGTATCCGCGCCGCAAAGACCATGTTCCAGACCGGTGCAGCACTGGTCGTGACCCAGATGCCCAGCGGTACCGTGGACTGGATGGCGGTAGGCAGTGCAGCGATCGTGGCTGGCGTGGCCTCTCTCGGCACCAGTCTGGCTGGTTTGCCAGAACTGGAAAATTCGTGAAAAGACAAAAAGAAAAAGAGCCCGACGCATCAGGCTCTTTCAAGGTGTTGTCCGAAGACGACCACCGCAATTCATAGCTATAATATACCACATGGAGTGAAATTATGCAAGAGTTTTTACGAGTTGGAAATAAAATTTTGTAGCTGACGGAGATGAGGACGCTGTTGAGTTCCGAGAATCTGGTTGCAGGTATTTGGAGAAAGCTGAGTGCGCAGTTCATCCGTAAGGGAGAGGTAGGAATTTAGAAACTGTTTGCAGGATGTTTTGGTTTCTCCCATTTTCCGAAGAACATAGGTCAAAAGGATAACGTATGCGTAAATATACTTGAAGTCCAATCCTGTAATACCGACTTCCGCTTCAAGAAGCGAAATAAGGCGTTGACTGATTTCGCCGGTCCTAAATCTTGTGTCAAAAACGGTATTGTTATGAGCAACAGCGTTTCGGAGATCTTTGACTGCGTAAATAACGAACTCTGTAATTCTGCCATCTGCGTCTAACTGACTTGGAAGATGAAGTATTGCGGAGGTGTTTCTTTTAACGTTTGAATTTGCGCAAGCGAAGAACGTTCCAAATTCACCCAGAGTCAAAGATTCAAAGGCCGCCCAAATTGGAATGGCACGATCAGCATCAAAGAAGTGGTTGACGGTTTGCTTTTTGTTACCGTAATCGCGAAGCAACGCATTATTGATTTTACTTCGGAGTGACATGCGTTTGGCATATTCCTGATGATAATTTCTGCTGCCAGGAGTAAATGAACGATAATTTGTGATTGATTTGGCAAAAATCGTATCGATGTTTTCGGAGTGTGAGTCCTTAAGGGTGGCTTCAATCACATAGCTTTTTAATGCTGTTTCTATAAACATGACTTTGGGGTAAAACAATGCTTTCAACTTCATGTCAAAACTGTTTAAAGCGGAAACTTCATCAAACGAAGTAAAAGCAATTCTCTGATTTGGAGTTCTGATGAACCGATATCCTTTGAAACCGTGATAGTAGCCCATATTGCGCAAGGTCTGAGACTGGCTGCTCTTAATGGTAATATGGTGCTTGGAACGTAAATATCGCATCAACTGATTTATCGTCAGCATAAGAGATCCTCCGTGGGTATTGTTGTGATTAGATTATACCACCTATTTAGAAAGTAGAAAAGGGAATTTACAAGAAAATGAAAGGATTTGTTGAAATATGACATTCTGGGAATGGTTTGGTTTTGAAAACTCAAGAGACTCTCCCCAACCTGAAACCCCACCACCGAAAGAAGGTCTGCCCCAGGTTACGGACAATGTCCGTGATTCCGGACAGACCTTTGTGTTTGGCAGATCCAATGCCGGGGAACAGGTGGATGAAAAGGCGGCTATGCAGATCCCGACCGTGTATGCCTGTGTCCGACTGCTGGCAGAGTCCATTGCGGCATTGCCTCTGCATCTGTACCGGGTAACGGACGAGAACGGCAACAAGGAAAAGGCAAGGGATCATCCGCTGTACAAGATCCTGTACAGACAGCCTAACCCGGAAATGACGTCCTTTGTCTTCTGGGAGACCCTGATGACCCATCTGCTTCTTTGGGGAAACGCTTACGCACAGATCGTCCGGGATGGAAAGAATACAGTACTAGGTCTGTATCCGCTTTTGCCGGAAAACGTCGAGGTGGACCGGGACGAAAGCGGAGAACTCTATTATATCTACCACGCATACACGGACGAAGTTCCGGGAGAGCAGAACAAGGACATCTACTTTCGCAGGGATGAGATCTTCCATGTGCCGGGACTGGGTTTCAATGGTCTGATCGGCTTTTCTCCGATCGCCATGATGAAGAACAGTCTTGGCACTTCCATTGCGGTGGATCGATACGGTTCATCCTTCTTTAAAAACGGCGCACAGCCCAGCGGTGTCCTTGAACACCCCGGGGTCATCAAGGACCCGAATCGTGTCCGGGATAACTGGGAAGCGGCATACGGGGGCGCAGCCAACGCCCATCGTGTGGCGGTGCTCGAAGAAGGAATGACCTATAAGCCCATCTCCCTTCCGCCGGAGGATAGTCAGTTTCTGGAGACAAAGCAGTTCTCTGTGACGGAGATCTGCCGTATCTTCCGTGTGCCTCCGCATCTCGTGGCGGATCTTTCCAGAGCGACCTTCTCCAACATTGAATACCAGTCTCTGAATTTCGTGATGCATTCCCTGACTCCGTGGATCGTCCGCATCAAGCAGGGCATCATCAAGGATCTGCTGCTGGAGGAAGAACAGGATACCTAGAGGCAAGAAAAAACCTCGCAAAAGTGAGCGGGTGATGACCACCCCGCTCTTCATGCTGCGCTGTGTGCAGCTCGGCATCAGCATAGCCGACCTCGACTTGCTGACCATCGGGTTGGTCAATGATATGTTCACAGAGCGGCAGAACGATGAGTATCCGTATCAGGAGCTGGCATCGCAGGCTGACTTCGACCGGTTCTGACTAAACTTTCGTGCTTATATTTATTACGAAATAAGCACGAAAGTTTGTGAGGATAAAGAAAAATCCCCCAGCCGTGCACAGCTGGGGGGAGAAAGAAGGTGGCCCGAAGGTCATCTTCCCGGTCTCAGACCTCGCAAGGTTACCGAAACCTGATCACTACTGAATTATAGCCGATTGGGCGTAGATAGTCAACCGAGTATTTCGTGTTTGCGGACTCTCTTCTGCGCAAGTTCATATACTTCTTCATCTGCTCGGACTCCGATGACAACAATCATCATGGAAGTTTCGGTACGACGAAGCTGATAGACGATGCGCAGACCTGCAGATCGAAGCTTAATTTTCATTAAACCCGCAAGACTGGTGCTGTTGTGATTGCCGAGAGGCTTTCCGTAGCCATTTTCATCGACTGGAAGAGGGTTCTGCTGAACCTTCTTGATTGCTTTTAGCACAAGATTGCGTTGGCTTCCATCCAGCCCTTTGAGGTCCTTTTCTGCTTCCGGGAGATATTCTACTTTCCAGCTCATTCGATTTCTACCTCGTCAAAACCAGCGAGGTCATCATCGGTGACACCGAGCCGACGGTTCATTTCTTCTTCAGAAATCAAAGTGGAGGGATCAAAATGAGCCATACGCTCAGAAGCGACAGCCAAAAGGCGAGCGTCATTCAATTCATCCATCAGGCGGACATACTCGTCAGGAGAGATGAGGACGCACTCGGCGGTATTGTTCTTCATGACAACCTTTGCACCGCACTGCTTGACCTCATCAAAAATCTTGCCGGCAAGCCCACGATTAAACTGGGTGATAGGAACGGTATTGGTGATTGCACTCATAACAGATGCCATAATTGTCAACTCCTTTCTTCACTTGCATTATAGCACGGGTTTGCAAGAACGTCAACAATAACATCGACTTATTTGTTTACAAATATATTGTATGCGGGTTGGTCGGATTTGATACGGATTATTATATTTTCTCGGCCTATTCGCCTTGTGCGGATGGGCCTTTACTTATGCCACGAAGGAGGTGGTTTTCCGCATGGCATCCAGAATCGCAGGCATCACCGTTGAGATCGGCGGCGATACTACAAAATTATCCAAGGCACTGGAAGGTGTTAACAAGTCCATTAAAACAACGCAGGCTGGGCTCAAGGATGTCAACAAGCTACTAAAGCTGGACCCCTCCAATACCGAGGCAGTCACCCAAAAGCAGCGGATGCTGAAGGATGCCATCGAAGCCACCAAGGATAAGCTGGTCACCCTAAAGACAGCGGCAGAGCAGGCTAACCAGCAGCTTGCGGACGGCAAAATTACGCAGGAACAGTACGATGCACTCCAGCGTGAGATCGTGGAGACGGAGCAGAACCTCAAATCCCTGCAGGAACAGGCGGCGGTAACCAATACGACCCTTGCCAAGATCGATGCGGTGGGGGAAAAGCTCCAGACGGTCGGCTCTCAGGTCGAGGGTGTGGGCAAAAAGTTCTTACCGGTCACGGCAGCCGTTACGGGCTTAGGTACAGCGGCTGTCAAAACAGCGGCAGACTTTGATCAGGAAATGAGCAAGGTCTCTGCTATTTCCGGTGCAACAGGGGATGACTTTGATCAGCTCCGTGCGAAAGCCCGCGAGATGGGTGCCAAGACAAAGTTCTCTGCCTCCGAAGCTGCCTCCGCTATGGAATACATGGCGATGGCCGGCTGGAAGACCGGGGACATGCTGGATGGTATCGAGGGCATCATGAATCTTGCTGCCGCATCCGGTGAGGACTTGGCGACCACCTCGGATATTGTCACGGATGCGCTGACTGCCTTTGGTTTGTCGGCTGCGGATTCCGGTCACTTTGCGGACATCCTCGCGGCAGCATCGTCCAATGCAAACACGAACGTCAGCATGATGGGCGAGACCTTCAAGTACTGTGCGCCTATCGCCGGTGCGCTGGGCTTCAGTGCAGAAGATACAGCGGAAGCCATCGGCCTCATCCCAAGAGCGAGGTACTGGCAGCTGTCATTTCGGAGATGGCGGCCGTCAAGGATGATGTCCGCAAGAAGAACCTTGTGCGGATGCTCGGCAATAAGGGATTCCGGGATGGTACAGGCATCTACCGCCTGAATGCAGTCGGCATGCCCGATCCTGCCGGCCTTGTGCTGAACGGCACCTTTGGTACGGCAAGCACTACAATGTACACGAACATCAGTGAGGTGTTCCATCTGGATGCAGGAAAGCCCTACACAATCCTTATCCGAGATGACGACAAGACCGTGGACTACAATATGACTCTGGTGGACAGAACGACCGGGTTTGCGGTTAAAGAGAATGGCGTGAACCTCGCTTTCAATGTTCAGAGATCTCCGTTTGACACGTTTACCCCGGATGCGTCCATGGACGTGAGACTTCGCATCAACTATCGTAAGCAGATGACGCTCACGGATCACATCCTCCATGTTTATGTGTGCGAGGGTAAGTTCAAGCTCAGTGAGCTGCTGTCCTTTGCACAGGAAAAGGAAGAGGATACCATTTTCCCGTATGCCAGCTATAACCTACCGCTTCTGAAGCTGACAGGTTCTATCAAGGGAATCAGCAAGGAGAACAAGGTCAAGCTGACCTACACCTATGGTGAACTCACTGGCAACTGTACGCTGAAATGGCAAGGCGCTTCCAGCCTCGCATACGATAAGAAGAACTTCACGATCACCTTCGATGAAAAGCGAACGATCGTTGAGAAGTGGGGCGCTCAGAAGAAGTACTGCCTGAAAGCCAATTATATCGATTTCAGCCATTGCCGAAACATCGTTGCGGCCAAACTGTGGGGTCAGGCGGTGCGTACTCGCCCGAAACGCAACGAAAAGCTGTATGATCTACCCAACGGCGGCGCCATTGATGGGTTCCCTATCATGGTGGCGATCAATGACGAGTACCAGGGCATCTACACGCTGAACATCCCGAAGGATAAGTGGATGTTCGGCATGACCGATGGCACCAAGGAGTGTATCCTGACGGCCGAAACGCACGCCAAGGGAACGCAGTTTGCCGAGGAGGGTAATGTTCAGACAGTGGTTTCAAACTTCCTTGTGGACATCCCGAAGGGGCTGCTGGATCAGGAAGTGGTGTTGTGGCCGAAGATTCCCGGAACGAAGGCTGATATGAGCAGGGAGTTTTCGGAAACTCATACAGCTATCAGCAAAGAACTGACGGATACGCATACGGCTATCCAGCGTGATCTTCTTCTCCGGCTCTGAGATATTGACAAACCGGGAGCCGGCAATGCGTGCGATCTCCTCAGACGGTCCACCACTCTGGGCATTGAACTTCGCCTGCAGCATGGTGGGGTCGGCGTTTTTGCCGTACTCGCCCATGATCCGCAGGATGCTTTCCATGGTGGTACCCTTGCCGTTTCGGGAAGTAGGGCCATAGAGGATGAACAGACATTCCATCCTCGTATCGCCGGTCAAGGCATATCCGATGGCCTTTTGCAGATAGTCTGCTCTCGCCTTATCCCCTTGCATGATCTCTGTGATGAAAGTCCGCCAGCGAGGGCAGTCTGCTTTCGGGTCATAGATGACCGGGGACACCTTTGTGAGGTAGTCGTCCGGGCGGTGTTCCCGGAACTCCATCGTCCGCAGATCCAGCGTTCCGTTCTGGCAGTTGAACAGGTAGAGGTCCCGGTCGTAGTGTTTCATGGACAGTGGGAACACAGACTTTGCATTCTTCAGCATGGTTTCCCGATGCTTTCGGAGCTGGAGTTTCCGCACCCGGTCGATGAACCGCTTTCGGGCATCCTCCTCTGTGATCGTCAGGGCAAACACATACAGCTTGTCCGCCAGCAGCTTCGCCAGTTCCGCCACCTTGAGGTTTTCGGTGTCGGGCTGCCAGACCTTCCCGTCATAGACATACCAGATGCCACGCTCACTGTTATACCGGGCGATGGGCTTGAAGAAATCGGCAAACATATTGCCCATGCCGATCTCATCCCTGCCATATCTGGGGTTCGTGTGCGGAGCCATCTCATCCAGTGACAGGGTGAGCTTGGTGATGTCCGGCTGGAACTCCGGGGATTTAGACTCCGGGTCAAGGTTTGTGAACTCCTCGTCCACGATGTCCTGTGCGTTGACCGGAACGTACACCGCTGCACAGGTGTTGACGGTGTTCCGAATTGAGATCGCACCGTAAGTCGTACCGGCCTGCCGGCGATCCCATTTGTCACGCATCAGGCCGGAGGTTCGGAAGATGCGGTCCATCTGTTCTTCATCGCAGCCGCACCAGAATGCGAGGATGGACAGAAGTGCCATATCCGCATCCGACTGGCTGTCGTAGAGTTCTTCCCAGTCACCGGCATAGAGCTTCTTGAACTTGTCACCGTTGCTGGCTTCCTCCGCATGGGCAATGACTGCGTCATCGTCCAGATACGAGTGATGCCGGAGCTGTGTGTTCTGCACCTGCTTGTTGCGCTTCATCAGCGAGTCCAGCAAGGTGGTCATAGCCGTTTCATCGTTGGGGATGCCTCGGCAGAATGCGCTGCACGGCATCTCGATCCGCTGACTACCAATCTGGTTGTAGCTGATGCCAGCCGCACGGAGAAAACCATCTGCTTGGCTGTGTCCCCATCTCTGAAGTCCTACGGCATTCCCGGTCGGGCTCGACTTTTTGAGGTCGTGCAGCGTGTCAAAGAGGTCAACAACGGTCGTCTGCGAAATGCCATCCAGAACAAGACCGCTGTGTACAAAGATGGTGTTCCCGCTCTTTCGGCGGCGTCCTACGATGCCACCGCCCTTGCTGCGGATTCCTCTCTTGAAGTATCCTATCTGGTGGCACCACCCCGGATGGCGTACTATGAGAAGGTCTCACGGCAGATTTACGGCATCTATCTCAAGTACATTGCCCCGGAGGACATCGTGGTGTATTCCATCGATGAAGTGTTCATCGATGCCACAGCATACCTTACGCATTATAAAATGTCTGCCCACGACCTCGCCATGACCATGATCCGGGAGGTGCTGTACACCACCGGCATCACCGCCACCGCCGGGATTGGCACCAATCTATACCTGGCAAAGCTAGCAATGGACATCACCGCCAAGCATGCTGCCCCGGACAAGGACGGCGTCCGCATCGCAGAGCTAGATGAAGAATCCTTCCGGTATCTGCTCTGGGGTCACAAGCCGCTCACAGACTTTTGGCAGACTGGCCCCGGAACCGTCCGCAGGCTGGAAAAACATGGCATCCATACGATGGGTGACCTGGCAAGAGCCAGCATTCACTTTCCTGAGATACTTTACAAAGAGTTCGGCATAGATGCTGAGATTCTCATCGACCATGCCTGGGGGCTGGAACCCTGCGGGATGAAGGAGATCAACGCCTATCGCCCGGAAACCAACAGCCTGTCCGAAGGTCAGGTTCTCTCCTGCCCTTATCCTTATGACAAGGCTCGAATCATCGTCCAGGAGATGACCGACAGTCTGGTATTCCAGCTCACGGACAAGGGACTGGTCACGGACAGCCTGACACTGGACATCGGCTACGACCGGGAGAACTGCGACAAAGGCATCTATCACGGTCCTGTCCATATCGATCACTATGGTCGCACTGTCCCGAAGGGTGCCCACGGCAGTACACGGCTGGACAACCCGACCAATCTCAGCAGCCAACTGATGGCAGCTACCACGGAACTGTTCGACCGCATTGCCAACAGAAATCTGACTGTGCGGAGAATAACAATCACAGCAAACCGTGTGGTCAAGGATCAGGGCATCCTGCAAGTGAACCTATTCACGGATACCAGCAAGCTGGAACGGGAGAAATCGCTACAGACGACCATGCTCGGTATCAAGAAGAAGTTCGGAAAAAACGCTGTTCTGAAGGGTACCAACTATCTGGAAGGAGCCACTATGCGAGAACGGAACGGTCAGATCGGCGGCCACAAGGCCAAATAATGCAACAAGGAGGATTCTATGGCAGACTTCAAGAATACCAAAGAAGGACGAAACGTCGCACAGAAGTATGCAGACATCCTCCATCTCAGCCGCCCAGAGCCACCTGTAAAGCACCCCCGGATGGCACTCTCAAACCGGGCAAAGATATTCAGCCCCTTTGCTGCGCTGCGTGGCTTCGATGACGAGATTTCCAGTGAAGGAGCCAGCAAGCTGCTGGTGAAGAAGGTCGAACTCTCTGATGAGGAGAAGAACAATCTATCCGACAAGCTCCTGCAGGTCAAGAAAGGCATGAAGGTCGTAGTGCGATACTTTGTCCGAACCACAGAGAGCACCGGAAAATACATTAGTCTGACTGGTACAGTTGTTATGATCGACCCAGTTTATCGAGAACTGAAAGTCATGCAGGACAGCGATAGAAAAGCAGTGGGCATCGAGAAAGAGTTGCCGGTCATCATTCCCTTCGATGACATTGCTGATCTTGCCGGTGAGGACATTACTAGTATTGAGAACTACCTTGGAATTGAAAAATATCCTGATGAGACATAAGGCTATGATAAAACACAGATTGGAAGTGCAAAATGTCGTGAACTACTATTTCTGCGATGTCTGCCATTACTGCTTTGAGGCAGAGTCTCTCCCCGACCGCTGCCCTGACTGCGGCAAGACTGAATACAAAAACCATCCCGCTGTCCGTCCTGCTACCGAGAAAGAGATTCAAGACCTGCTACGGGCGAGGAACGAGGATTGGGAGTAAACATCTGCCTTCTGTGGTATTTATCACAGAAGGCTTTTTGCTTCCGTCACAAACTATATAGATAACAGTCACTTTCCCCTCCTCATCTTCTCCTTGACCTTGTCCGGCACGTCAATCAGGCCGAAGCGATAGAACATCCCGTAAATGTAGGACACGCCCCGAATGTCGCTCAGTGCTTTGGGCCTGTCCACGACCGCACCGATTGTTCCGATGTTCTTATACGCCAGCAAGATAGAACTCCAAGCAAGGCTCTTGCTGCTCTCCCGCCTGTCGATCCATAGCTCCTTGGTGAACACATCTCCCCTGCCCTTCTTCAGCTGATAGGTAAAAGGCAAACCCGACAGCGTTTTGAACTGGTATCCCCGGAAAGCAACGATGCAGTTCCAGAGCGCTTCCTCGCAAGGATTCTTTTTCAAAGCTGTAACTGCCCGGTAATGCCGCTGTCTCTCTGCGCCAGTGCTGATATTGGCAGCGTCAGCGTCCTCCGGGAAGTACACCCCTTTTTCATACGGGAGGTACGAGGTCACCGAGGGGCGGGACAGGTGCAGGGCGGCCATGGTGGAGGACACAGCGGTTTTGTAGTCCTGTGTGGTGCGGTATGTCTTGAAGATGCGCTGCACCGTGTCAGCAATGTCCGACTTATAGACTCCGGCCGTGATGAGGAGCTTGCGCACCTTGATGGGGTTCAAAGAGAGTTCATCCGCTATGGCCTGCAAGGTCATGTCGTTCTTGTAGAGTGCGACAGCAGTGTACATCTGGTTCGCTAGGTTCTTCTCTGCACTGTACTCCGGCTTGGCTGGCTTGCGACCGGAGCTTTGTGTCTTAGCCACAGGATATTTCTCCTTTCTATTTCCGTCATAAACTATACAACAACCTCTAAAAATAGCCGTGTGAACTTCTAGAGTTCAGTGTTCACACGGCTATTATACTTACTTCAACTTGGCGAGGATTTCATCTGCGCTCATACCACTGGCCAGCAGCTTCTTCAACACATCTTCAGCTTCTGTTCTCTTCGCGGCTTCGACAGCCTTTGCCTCAGCAGCCGATTTCTTTGCTTCCAGCTTGGCTATTTCCTTTTCGACCTTCTTGATCTCGGCACTCTGCAGCTTCAGGGACTCACGCATAGACTTGATGTCCGTTTTCAGCTCTTCGATCTGAGCGACCGTCTTGGAAAGACCTTCTTCGAGCACCGCCTTGTCTTTTTGCAACTTTGCGATCTGAGCATCGACGTCGACCTTGGCGTGATTCTTGCTTCCTTTAGTTCTGGGCATGAGATAATATTCTCCTCAATTATATATGTTATAGAGTCAATTGGAATGAGCAATCATATTTTCATTAGCTTTCGCACATTCTTCATCGGCTGTCTTTACAGCCTGCAATGCGCTGTACAAGTAGCCTTCAGCTTCCTCAAGTGGTTTTTTGTCCGTTCCATTGTATTTTCGTAATTCCAGTACCACTAACCTTAAGGGCTTTGATATTTGCGTATGCTTAGATAGCAGCTCATTCAAGCAGTGATTTATTGTAGATATAATTTCAGCATTCTTTTCTTCGAATGTGCTGGTACGAAAACCGCTCTGTCCATACTTGTTCAAAAGCCAATAGATATTCTCCTGCTGTCTGCTAAGATCCGCAAAAGCTTTTTTTAATATTTCCTGCTCTTGCAGTCTTTTCAATTCACTCATAGCATTTATAGAAGAATTTACCTTGTTTTTGACCTGCAAAATTTGCACAAGCGTGATACCCAAAGCTATAATGCCGAAAATATCAGCAAGCCAGCCAATCCAATCCCATGCAGTTTCAAACTGCGAAAAATTCCAAAAACTACAGTCAATCATCTTTATTCCCTAAATACTTATATTTAGCCATATCACCATATAAAGCGGGAAAAACTTCCTCCCACCGATGTTCATCCATAAATGCTCTTGCAATATATTCACACATATGATAATCACCTTCATGTTCTGGAAGAATAGCATACAATTCGCTTTCGAACGTTGCGTGATTTGCACTTTTTTTAGTATCTATCTTTGTACGATATGCCTGCATCAAATCCATGATTTTTTCATACTGAGCATGATCAATCTCATATTCAAAAAGCAACCTATCCAAATCCGAGTTTTCAAATAACAGTTCCTGCCGAAATTCTATAAAAGCAAGCCGTTCCTCGATATTGCTAAATGTCCTTTTCATTCTGATAGACCTCCATTTCCAAGATAGGTTTCTGCATCTTAGCCACATCACTGTGTTGTCTGCCGCTCACCGCGTAGAGGTGTGCAAAGTTTCGAGCGGCAAAGTTGTGAGGTATAAGTCCTCACAACTCAATATTATACTGTTCAGTTTTTGTTTTCAAGGCAGTGTGAACCTATTTTTCAAATATACATCCTGATGCTCTACAGCTCACAGCCGTATACGCCGCAACTATACCAATCCATCCGCCCAGTGTATTTCCGAACACATCATCGAACTCTGCGATGCCAAGTCCCGTAATATACTGGGTGCTTTCAATTGCCACTGAGAGCAGAAGTGGAATCAGCCACGCCCACTTCTTCCGGACATTCCGGTATAGCCCAGTTCCGAACGGAACGAACAGCCAGATGTTATTGATTACACCGACTCTCACACTCTGGTCTGTGAAGAATCTGTCCACATAGGAAAACAGTACAAGGTTCGTTCTTGCATCCCCCGTCTCCCGGAACATTAGTGTTTCGTAGAGGATAAAAACCACATAGACTGCTATCAGAACGATGCTTGCCTTTCTCGGCAGGATCAACATCATCCCACAAATCATCACACCGAAGATAACAACCATAAATGGAAATCCATTCAGGATATTGTCCACACACAGCATAACGTTGCTGTTTCTATCAAGCAGAAGGTTCACCTTGCCGCTGTGTTTAATGCCGTACTGCCCTTTAGACAACGCCTTTGGATTGCCATTCGCATCAAAATACATATCAGTATCTGCTGTTCCATCTCTATGATATGTACGTTTGAGGATGGTATAGCCTGCATTGGTAGGGGCGGGGTTGCCATCTGCGTCAAGATAGGTGATCTGGCCGATGTATCCTTGCTCGTTGCGCTTGTATGACTCGCCATACTGACCAAGCAAAGACCTTACAGGATTCCCTTCTGTGTCAAAATACTGCTCACCGACAACAGTTCCATTCCTATCACGCTGATATGTCTTAATCGCATATCCAGATGAAGTGCTCACCGCATGACCGTCTTTATCGAGAAATGTCAAACTAGTGTTCTGGCCTTCAGTATTAAACTCACGATGAGTCCCATAGTATCCACCGGAGCACTGTACCTGCTGTCCGCTCAAATCGTAGTAGAAATCATCGGAAGCCCTGCCATCAACCTGCGTTCTGACAATAGTAGAGTATCCATCACCGAGTTTTATTGGATTACTCTCTGCGTCAAGATATGTGATTACCATACTCGTTTCATCGTATTCATACGATAATCCGTAATAATCCCCATACCTTGCCACAGGGTCTCCGTTTGCATCAAGATAACGTTCCTCTACAACTCGGCCGCTATCATCACGCATTCTACACACGGTCGCATAGCCCATATCAATGGCATCTGTGATTGCACCATCAGGATTCGCATAGCTTGTGCTGGTCACGCTTCCATCTACGGTTTCTCGGATACTCAGCTCTGAGGAAG